ATAAGCTGCGTCATTTTTCATAGCTTCATTATGAACTTCAATAAGCTGTCTTCTAATAGTTTGTAATTTTTCATTACGCTTTTCATTAAGTTCATTATACTGTGAACCAAAATATTGTTCTCTGTATTGAGAATTGCTTTTTAAATCTTCTTCATGTTCAGCACTACCGAGATTTTCCATATATTCACCGAATATATTGTCAAGATTACCATGAGTTTCTTGATGCTTAATTTCGCCAGATTTATCACGTTTAATATTATTAAGAGACTTTTCATCACTTGTGCTATATAAGACATAGAAACTTGCTTTTAATGAAATAGGTGAGCCATATTCATTATTATTGAATGTAGGAAAATCGAACTGTTTAATTCTACAGACATAAGTTTTTTCATCAACGACAGTATTCATTGATTCTTCAAACTGTGTAATTTTTATACTTATTAAAGGCAAACTTTCATTAAAATATGGAGTATTTGTATAATAGGTTGATAATGTATTAAATACACTCATGTCATCAGTTTCTTCAAACGTAATAGACATTTCACGTTCACCGAATTTAAAAGTCGGGAAAGAAACTTGAGTATTACCAAATAATCTTTTTGTATCATTAGCAATATTAAATGTAGGAAATGTTACACTTTTTATTGCAAAATTTACTACTTCGTCAGATTCGACTGAAGAACTACCAAATGGGCTAATTGCTGCACAGAATCTATAAGTTATGTGCGGTCTAAGTTTTGAAATGCTACTATAGATATTCAATAAACCCATTACCAACCTCCGAACGGGTCATAATATTCTGGATTTTCTTCTTTAATTTCTTTATCCTTATAAACTACATGGGATTCGACATTATCCTTAGGTTCATTAAGAATTTCACCTTCTTCAGAATATTTCAGAGTATTATCACGTTTTAAATCTTCATTGATAGCGAGCATATCGCTACCTTCTTTAATTATACCGTCTTCTTCAGTTTTATCAGCTTGAACCTTAGCAGTTTCACGCCCTTCAGTGTCTTTAAGGCTAATATTGAATGTTTCACCAAGAGAAGCATATTCATTAAATTCTTCCATTTGGTCAGGATTAGCATTAAAGACATCAACATCTTCATGATTATTGCGCCATACACGTAATATGAATGTATATGTCATCGGTGTAGACAAGAATGTAGTATTATCAGCAAACTGTTTGACGTTTACAACTTCATAATAAGTATCAGAATATTCCATATAGACAATATCGCCTATTCTAGGAACTTCGGCTTCATAGATATCTTCCATATCAGGATAGGATAACTGAGATGCTTCATAGAAATGTTGAACAGTGCATTGGCATGTTATAAGTTCATTATAGATCATGCCTTGAATATCATAACTTTTCTGCATTGTAGGTATACTATCAGTATACATTTGTAGCTTAAATCTACGTTCTACATTCTCTAACGGGTCTTCGCCATATAACTTATCAATTTTAGTATCAATAGCCTTAATATAATAAAGGACTTCGAAACCAAAATTATTATAAGCTTCAGAAGTAAGTTCAGAGACTAATGCGGCTTCAGCAGAATAACAGTCGTTTTCTGTTGAATCGAAGTATCTAGGAGCATTCCAGTCCCATCCTTTAACACTACATCCGTTACTGAATAATTTTCGGAATTCCGCAGCATAATCTCTAGCCATACATTATTTATAAATAATATAAACCATGGAGAATTTATGAAAGAAACTTTCAGAGAATATTATAATAGAAAAGAAAAAGAATTAGACGAAGCTATTAAAGTTTTGAATAAAAATGGCTATAAAGTATTAAATGAGGGTAAAATTACCAAAATTATAACAGGTTTAGCATTAGTTGCAGGACTTATTACTAATGCAATGGCTAAAGATTTTAATGCAAAAGCCGCAGATACATATAATTCAAAAGCTACAACTGCAGCATTTGACCAGAATTTAAAGACTGCCTATAACCTTGGAAGCGATGTTAAAATGTCTTCTGAAATGGTTCAGAATATCGCAGATATTGCATGTAAAAAAATATATGCAAAGATGTTAGAAGAAAATAAGTATGACAAGGAAGATATGGAAGCTCTTGCTGAATGGGATAATGCAGTTGAGTTTTATAAGTCATTAAAGAAAGTAGATAAGCCTCTTGCAGATGCATTCTCACGAAGACTTGATAAGGCTTTGACAAAGAGTTTATCGATTGCTTCTAATATCGAAGAATATGCAGCAAAACATCCTACAAAACGTAAAGGATAAAAATAAAACCGGTTATTAAACCGGTTTTTTATTTTACATAAAAAGCGAACAGAAAGATGCCATGCCTTAAGGCCGGCATATGAATGTTCGCTTAAATTGCAAAATTCATAAAATAATTTTTATATATAATATAGATTATTAGAATGGATCGGATTCTAATATAGGAAAATAAAGATTTTAATGCTAGAAATAGCTATATCCTATTGGTACCGATCCTACTAATAGGATTTTTATTTTATGAACAGAGCGTTTGAAATAAGGTTATACCCTACTAAACTACAAGAACAAAAGCTAAATCAGACTTTTGGTGCTTGTAGATTCATGTATAACTGTGTTCTGTTTCAAAAACAAAAAGCTTATACTGAAAAATTAAATATTACAATTAATGATATTGTCAAAAATATAAAATCTGAAAATCTATGGCTTAAAGAAATAGGAAGTCAAGCTATATGCCAAGCATTAAATGACTTGAATAAAGCATATAAAAATTGGTTTAATTCATTAAAGAAGAAAACTAAACAAAAGGCTAAAGCTCCTAAGTTTAAAAAGAAACATGATAAACAGTCTTATCGTGACTGTATGATGAAAACTAAAATTAATGAACTATGCAATTATGATACAAGGAAAATAAGTATTCCTAAAATTGGTAAAATCACTTATAGAACTGGATATGATTTTTCAAAATATGGAATAACAAAGGTTTACAACATTACGGTAAAGAAATCTAATACAAATAAGTATTTTTGTAGTATTTGTTGCGAATGCGAAGAACCTGAAAAACTTAAACCAAACAATTTTAAAATAGGATTTGACTTAGGATTAAAGGATTTTCTTATAGACTCAGACGGAATAGTAATTGACAATCCAAGATATTTTAGGAAATCACAAGAAAAACTTGCTAAAGAACAAAGAAAATTAAGTCATTGTACTAAAGGAAGTAATAATTATAAGAAGCAAAAGTTAAAAGTAGCTTTAGTCCATGAAAAAATAAAGAATCAAAGAAAAGATTTTCAGCACAAGATAAGTCGTCAACTTATTAACGAAAACCAAGTTATCGTAAGTGAAGACTTAAAACCTTCCAATATGGTCAAAAATCGTAAACTGGCAAAATCTATCGCAGACGCTTCATTTAGTTCATTCTGCAATATGGTAGATTATAAGGCTAAATGGTATGGTAGAACTTATATCAAAGTAGGAAGTTTCTACCCATCAAGTAAACTATGTCATTGTTGTGGTTATAAAAACACTACCTTGACTTTAGCCGATAGAGAATGGGAATGTCCTAATTGTCATATCTTTTTAGATAGAGATAAAAATGCAGCATTGAACATATTGGATGAAGGTATAAAAATTTTAAATAAATCAGCGCAGGGACTGCCTGTTAAGCCTATTGATACTGGTTGTAATAACAACCTTGAGTAGGAAGATTCCACCCTTTAGGGTGGAATTAGTTCACAATCCAAGTAATGTTAAAAATTCTTCTTTTGTTTGTTTTGGCGTTTCGTATTTTATTACTTGACCACCAGCACTTGAAAAAGCATCGCAATTTTTTCTAAAGTCATCAATTAGTAATGCTTCAGGATCTGCATAATATGCTTTTTCTTTACCGAGGTTTGTAATGATAATATGATGTCTATCGATATCAGTATTATCTTTAAGCCATTTTAATTTACCAACTTTTCCTTCATTAAAGTTAACAGAAGTAAGAATGTAAAGATCTATGTCTTCTTCTTTACAGACTTTTTTAACGAATTCATATAGCTCCTTACCTTCAGGAAGCCACTCAATTTCTGACCAAAAGTCAGAACCAGCATTATGAATTACAGACCAGTCAACTTTATTACCTTCAATGCAATTAAATTTTTCACATTGACCTCTAAAATTGACTATAACACCGTCCATATCTAAAAATAGTTTTGTAATCATTTCACTCCTTAGTCTGTATCTGGTGCCTGATCGTTAGTAACCCATTCATTACCACCAATTCCAGGTTTATTTGCAAAGAATAATTCATTCTGATGTGCAGAAGGATATTCAATAAACCCAAAATATTTGACTAGGTTAATAACACGTTTATTGTTTCTGTTTGTATGTAAAGAAACACCATTTGGTGAATCTTCGATACACTTTTTAAGTGCTTTTATAGAACCCCAATTTCCACGATTCATAGGTGGTACATATGCCATAGAAATATAGGTTGAACCATCTTGATTTGGTAATGTAGCTAAGATTTCTTCGCCAGTAATAGTATACTTATGAAGAAGTCTATCCCAAATAATATCAGCTGACGCTATAATTTGTTGCTCTAATACACGTCGCTGTTCTGGTGTAGCATTAGTATAAAATTGTTCTACTTCATTAGTTGCAACTTTCTTAAATGCTGCAATATATTCTTCATAAGTAGCTTCTCTAATAACAACTTCGTCTTCGACAATAAGATTATTATTCTTAAGTATATTTAATGCTTCATCTAAATGCATAATTCCTCTATTATTATTTATAAAGGAAGTTTGCATTTATAAGGCCATTAATATGTTCTTGAGTTTTGGTTAAAAAACATTCTTGAATATATTTAGCCTGAGAATCCATAGTTTCTAAATTTTTACGAATTTTCAATTCTTTTCTAAGAAATTCACATATACCAAAGGCATCAATAATATCAGAAGTTGGAGAATTACCAGCTTTACCGTTAGTTACAATAGGCAAATCACCTAAATCTGGTTTCTTTCCAGGCCATTGGTCAAATGCATCTCTCATTCCGATTTTATCAGCATTTCCTCGACCAGAAAAGAACTTCTTATTCTGGTTAGGAGTATAAAAACGAAGTTTACATCCTTCTCTGAAAAGCGAAAGTTTAATATTTCCTTCGAATTCAGCCAAAGAGAA